TATAACTATACTGGAACCATTTATGTCAATGTGATTGGCTGGTATCCATTGGTGCGTTTGTGTTTCAACAATTCGATATTTGCAACACCTCCTGGAAATGGTACACCGGCCACTGCCTACGCCGTATGTGAAAATGGAGTGGTTACCAGTATAAACATACAAAATCAAGGCAGTGGATATTTGGCGCCACCCAAGATCAACATTGTAGGTGACGGTGCTGGTGCCACTGCAGAAGCAACACTTGGATCTGATGGTAGCATTGCCAGTATCACAGTGACCAATGGCGGATCTGGATATTGGATCATACCCAATGCTGGCATTAACACTCCTTACTATCCAGTTTCTCCTAGCCAACAAGGTGCCATGGTGATCATCAGCACAGGTTATGTGGTTGATTTATTTTATCGATAACATTGCTCTCCAGAGATAAATGTGTTAAAATAACTACATGATTGACGTAGTCTCTTATTTGCCCGCCAAAAGAAAACAGACTCCTTCTGGATGGATCAATTTTAATGCGCCCTGTTGTCAGGATAAACGGCAAAGAGGCGGTTTGAAAATCAGTGAAAATGGCTGGAGCTATCATTGTTTTAATTGTCAATTTACTGCAAGTTTTATTCTTGGTCGCACAGTGGGCTTTAAAGCTCGAAAATTGTTAGGATTGTTAAATGTTCCTAACCGTGAGATTGATTTACTAAATCTTGAAAGTATTCGGCATCGAAGTATAGAAGGTATCCTGGACGAAAGACAACAAGTAGTTAATGCGCTAAATGATATAAAATTTGAAGAAAAAGACGACTTTCCGCCACATGTGGAATTGCTTACTCCAGAACACACCGCGCATTGGAAATACATATGTGACAGATGCGTACCAGAAGATTACCCTATCATGGTACAAATGCAAAACGACGGTGTCCACTGGACACGTGATCATGTAATAATTCCATTTACATATAATGATACTCTGGTTGGATGGTGTGCCAGGATGCTGAGTGGGTCTGGTCCAAAATACATTAATCACAGTCAGCCAGGGTATGTATTTGGCACAGACTTACAAAAATACGAATGGCAACATGTACTGGTCATGGAAGGCATCTTTGATGCATTATGCATTGGAGGACTAGCACTAATGCATAATACTGTCAGTGACGCACAGGCTAGATTAATAAGAAGTTTAGGTAAAGAAATTACAGTGGTGCCAGATCACGATGCCGCTGGCATGGAGCTGGTAGACCGTGCCATAGAGTTGGGATGGGCAGTAAGCATGCCTGCATGGCCAGCTGATATAAAAGATGTCAATGATGCGGTAATAAAGATTGGTAAATTAGCAACTATACTGACTATATTCCATGCCAGAGAAACCAATAGATTAAAAATAGAACTAAGGAAAAAACAACTTGCAAAATTGGTGTCCTGAAATTTATCGAGGTTTGTATATAGATCGTGTCAATAACAATAACATCAGAATTGCACCATGTTGTCAGTCTGATGCAAAAATTGAATCGGTTGATAATTTTAATTTTTATACAAATTCATATTTGACATACCTTCGATCTGAGTTTGCTCGTGGAGCTAAACCGTTGGAGTGTTCACGTTGCTGGCAAGCAGAAGCAATTGGGCAGAAAAGTCGTCGTCAAAGTGCAGTGGAGTTTTTTAATATTCCACCATCGGACTTGATAAAATTATCCTCTCTTGACCATAGTGCAACATGGGCATGTAATCTTGCCTGTATTATGTGTGGTCCAACAAACAGTAGTTTATGGGCATCTGAATTAAATTACAGCAATTCTGACCTAATCAACATAGGAAGAAAGTTTCAAAAATCAAATAACTTCATAGACAAATTAGATTATAAAAACATACAAAAGATACACTTCAACGGTGGAGAACCCATGCTCAATGCTGAGCAAATTAATTTGTTGGAAAAATTGAAGCAACAAAATGTTTTAAAAAATACTTATATAAGCTATAATACAAATGGTACTGTTATGCCCAGTGACAAAATAATAGATTTATGGAAAGATTCAAAATTAGTTAAAATATTTTTCAGCATTGACGCAACTGAATCAGCATTTGAGTATATACGATGGCCAGGAAATTGGAAATCAGTAAGCGACAACATTGTTTCTATGAAAAACAATTTACCAGCGAATGTTATGTTTGGTATTAACATGACTGTCGGATGTTACAATATCTTTGAAACAACTGATGTATGGCATTGGTTCAAAGAAAACTTATCAACAAATAGAGAAGGTGATAAATCTGATTTTTGCTGGCAATTAGCATACAATTTTGATATTAAATTTTTACCAACTGCAATAAAAACCCGTGCAATAAATCATCTAAGTTCTATACATGAACTATCTGAAATAGCTAACTATATAAAAAATACATTGTCAAAAAATGAAGACAATAGCTGGGTATCAACATTAGACAATTTAGACAGTAAAAGAAATACTAATTGGAAAAATAGTCTGGCTATTGGAAAACACTTTAAGGAAATAACTTGTTAAAAGAATACGGAATTGATGTGCAACGATTATTTTTAGAGATGATGTTGCAAGATGCATCTAGTTTTGTGCGTGTACAGAATATTTATAACCCTGAAAATTTTGATCGAAGTCTTAGACCTGCAGCAGAGTTTGTGAAGAAACATAGTGTTGAGTATAAAACATTGCCCACAATTGATCAAATTGCTGCAAGCACTGGTATTAAACTTGCACACACACCTGACTTAAACGAAGGTCACTTTGAATGGTTCATGCAGGAATTTGAATCATTTACTCGCAGGCAAGAACTAGAACGAGCAATTTTAAAATCAGCAGATTTGCTAGAAAAAGGTGACTATGATCCTGTGGAAAAACTGATCAAAGATGCGGTACAAATTAGTTTAACCAAAGACATGGGCATAGATTATTTTGAAGATCCAGCAGCTCGTATCAATAGATATTTTAATTCAGGCGGACAGGTTTCTACAGGCTGGCCACAAATGGATCGATTGTTGTACGGCGGATTCAGTCGCGGTGAACTAAACATTTTTGCAGGTGGATCTGGATCTGGTAAAAGTCTTGTAATGATGAATATTGCACTGAACTGGTTACAACAAGGGCTCAGTGGGGTGTATGTGAGTTTAGAGTTGAGTGAAGATTTATGTGCACTGAGAACAGATGCTATGTTGACCAACATGGGCACCAAAGAAATACGCAAAGATATTGATACTACAGAACTCAAAGTCAAAATGATGGCCAAAAAGTCTGGGCAATATAGAGTCAAAGCACTGCCGGCACAAAGCAATATCAATGATATCCGTAGCTATATCAAAGAAGTACAGATACAAACAGGCCTGCGTGTAGATTTTATCATGGTTGATTATTTGGATCTCCTGATGCCTGTAAGTGCCAAAGTCAGTCCCAATGATTTGTTTGTGAAAGACAAATATGTCAGTGAAGAATTGCGAAATTTGGCTAAAGAACTCAATGTGTTGTTTGTAACTGCTAGTCAGTTAAATAGATCCGCAGTTGAGGAGGTAGAATTTGATCACAGTCATATTTCAGGCGGTATCAGCAAAATCAATACTGCAGACAATGTGTTTGGTATTTTTACAAGTCGTGCCATGAAAGAACGTGGTCGATATCAAATACAATGTATGAAATCGCGTAGTTCAACTGGCGTAGGACAAAAGATTGATTTAGAATACAATATCGAAACCATGCGTATCACTGACTCAGGAGAATCTGCGGACGAATCGTCAGGCGGATTTGTAAAAAAACCCAGTATCTACGACAGTATTAAAACACAGAGTCGCGTGACAGAATCTGTTGATGCAGACTCTGGCGATGTAAGTAAAGTGACTGCAGATGTACAAAGTGCTAAATTAAAGCAATTATTAGGACAAATTAAACAGGCATGAGAATTTTGACGTTAGGTGATAGTTGGACTTATGGCGCTAACAGTTCTGATCCTGATACAATGTCGTGGCCAGCCCAAATGGCCCGCAAGTACAAAGTTGAGGTTGTTAATTTAGCTCGCGGAGGTAGTAGTAATCAACGAGCTACTCGCATTGGAATTGAAGAATTATGCAGAAATTCTAATTACGATTATATAATCTTTCCTTTAGCACCTGCCTCAAGAACTGAAGTTTTAAAATTTGGAAAATGGCAACAAATTTGGCCAAAATTGGATAGCAATTTATTAAATAAATTTTATGCTGAGTTATGGCATCCTTGGAATGATGTCCAAAATACCATAATGTTAAGTTTTTATTTTATGCACAGCGTTCATGCATTAGGTATTCCGTTGTTTATAACTGGACTAAGTTTACGCCCAATACAGTATAGTCAAGAATTATCTTGGATAATGGATTATAAAAATAACAATGATTTTAGAAGTCTGAATATGCCACTGGCCGATTTTGATATAGGTGTTAAGGATCTTGACCGTAAACTACAGTCATTGAAAGCAATACATTTAAAAAATATAGAGTTACAACCTGAATATTTGCAGGATGTTGTTGAATCATATTTTTTCCTTCCTGAAACCCAAAAAAAATATGGTTATTCTTATGAATCGTTTAAAGGGCACCCAACTGACCAAGGTTATGCTGCATTAGCTGATTATTTTGCTAATAAAATTGGATTAATTTAATTAGTTAAAACCAATAAATACTCCAAAGGTTCTAGCATAAAATGCAAAAGAAAACACGCAGTCTATTAGAAGAGTTAGATAGTCTATACGCAGAACGCGATCAGCGTCATGTCTTAGAAAATCGCGCCACCAACATTATTGCCAGTGCCATAAGATTGCTAGAACAAATAGACTCTAGTTATACACCAGAACAAGCAGATAATTTACAACGTAAGTTGATTAATGCAATTCGACTGAGAGACCCTGGAAAATTTACCCGTACAG